TAATCTTTCAAGAGTTTTGTATCTCCTAAGCTTATCTTTTTCATACTTTGCCTGTTCCTCACTTAGTTTTCTTTCCATATATCTACACACATGAGGATTTAGCTCAGGGTTTGTTAATTTACTAGCCAGAGCCATAGCTGAGTTGTCATTAGCGGAACTATAACCAGCTTTTATCAAAGCATCTTTTTTAGATATGGTTCCCCAGTTTTCAACAAGTATATCGATAAATGCTTTTTGTTTATCTGTCAGATCTTGAGTTGATCTAATTGTTTTTAATTTTTGAGGCATTGTTTTCTCCTGCTAATAGTATAATGCAATTACTTACAAATAAAAAATAAAAATAAAATCGCAAGGTTCAGTCCTCTCTTTTCTATTTTTTAGGAATATTTCCTAGTTTTTTCCTAGTTTTTTCCTAGTTTAAAATCCATATAACGTTGTTCTTATCTTGTTTTTCCTGAATTCCTAAAATATTTTAGTATTTTAGACTATTTTTTAAAAAAAAGTTCTAAGTAACTGCATTATAGAAATTGACTATGTAACCAGTAATGCTATCATACGTACCTGGAGTACGTGATTATCTTCCCCCAATGTTGAAAAATTGCGTACTCTTAAACTATTTTAGATATAAAAATAGTTGTCACAAAATAGTTTGGGGTTTTCAATATACTTTCTCTCAATATCTTAAGATGTTTTCTAGCTGCTTTTTTGTTTATCTCATTGGGAAGTTGATCTATTTTCCTGTAAAGCTTGTCATAGTCATACCACATAAGTTGTTTTTTAGTAAATCTAACTATTCTGTCAGACAATGCTTTTTTGTAAGATGTAATTATTGAGTCAGAATCCATGTCAGCACAACAACAAACCTCTGAAAAATTAGATTCCGGATCGAGTATCCAGTTGTGTGCTTTTAATTTAATTAATGCGCTTTTTCTATCAGAATTGATAATTAGGGTATCTTCAACAGCGTTCATCAAAACTGAACGCCAAAGCTTTTTTTCAGAACTTATATCCGTTTCGTACAAAACATCTCGTGACATTTTGAAACCTAACGTCTGCAATACTTCCGCTGATACATGATTCACGTTTAATGTCCATAGGTTTTAATTAACGTACATAACATTTTTTCGTGCATAAGTAAAGCTTGAGTATTGTTACCAGATTTTAAATTTAAGTATTCGGAGTAAATTGTCTCTATCAGATCGGTTTTTTGTTCATAATTTAAGTGAGACAAATCTAAGCTACAGAGTGTTTCATCTGCAGCCATACTTAAAAGTTCATCTAAGCTTAATTCTAGTAATTTTTGGTCCATGAGTCAGTTGTATCATCTTCACGCACAACATTCAACAGCTCATAACCTGAGTGACCCGTTCCGTTACACTTCGGGCAAAGCATTACATCTTTTCTAATCTCTCTAACATTGTTTGGCAAAGCTTGGGCCTTGTTCCGTGTTCCGGTGCCCTCGCACTCTTTACATAAAATATATCTTTTCACTACTGCCATACAGCCTCCTTTTTAAAATCCACTACGATCTGCAGCTCGAGCCGCTTCCAAAGATTTTTTTTCAACTTCTTCAGGCTTATAACTCGCTAGTAAGATTCTTCGACATTCCGCAGGATTAATTCCTTTTCTATTTGCCAGGCGAACAATCTCCTCGTCCAGCATTTTAGTGATCTGGGCTGCCGGACCACGATAATTATATTTGCTGACAGCTTTTAACAAATCGTGATCTTCTTTTTTAACTGCTACGCTTTTCCATTTACTTGCGTCCATTTAATACATCTCCGTAAAATTAATCATGACAAAAACAGGTATCTTGACTTGGTTCGTCATCTTCGAATAATTCTCCTTGGTTCTTTGTGTTATCAAGCAAAGTCTGATAATTAGCGCGATCTTTTCTAAATATGTGTACCATACTGTCGCCACTATCTTTCTTGCTTTCTTGTTCGATCCACCAGTTCGCCAACTCTGGTTTTAGCTTTATCATATTCTGAATAGTTTTTGTGCTTTTTAAGAAACACAAATCACAATTCCCATATGGTGTTTTACCGCCATTGTTGATTAAACGTAGATCAAAATCATTATTTTTCCAAAAATCAAAAACATCTTGCACCGTGGCCCTAGCCTCGTTTAGAGGAGCCTCAGTTTCCCAACGTTCTTTTGCGTTAGCTCTATCTAATCTAGCCACGCGACGTGGTTCGTCATAACGCAACCCAATGTAACTGTTCCAATGCTTAAAGTTAAATTCCTGCATTAAAAAGGCTTTCATGGGTTTTATTTTTAAATAACTCGTACAGTACCGAGTCACAGGATTCGGTAGAAATGGTTTACTATCAATGAGCTGTGCGTACGGTTCTCCGTTTCTCGCAGCGGTCTCGTAAGTCACTACACGATATTTATGTTCTCGTTCCAGGTCACATTCAATCCAGTGTACCGGAACATCCCAACGCTCTGAACACTCCTGCACAAAATCTAAAGTCTCTGGCATTTCTTTGCCCGTGTTAGAA